GACGCTAAGGAGATTGGTGATTATATCATCAACGAGCGTTCCTCTATGAAAGAGTCTGACCAAGGTTTGATGACTGTGTCTATCAAAGCTGACAAGGAGACTAAGATGGGTATTATTGCAGACATCAAGCAAGAACTTCGCCGTGCATACGCACTGAAGATCAGCTACGCTGCTACTCAACGCACATCGTACTAATCCTACTATCTACCAATAGATACTAATCCTACTACCCAACTATCTCGGTTGGGTAGTACTTTTTCTTACTATGAAAGATATTACGTATTACGGGCAGGAAAATGAAAGGTGCACAGCCTAAAATGGTCTTTTGATTGGTTATGAGGGAGTTAGGCAATAAAGCGCGATAAAATGAATTGTGCATAACTGTGCATTTACTTGGCATTTACTTGGCATAAGGGAGGTTAAACGCCTCCTTTTTTTGTGCATTTACTTGGCATTCACTTGGCATGGGCTTGGCACAACGAAATTAAACACCACAAAACGCTGCGGATCAAACACTACAACCACTCCCACAATCATGTCCTACAAATGTCCTAAATCACCCCTCAAAATGACCGCCATTCTCCCTATTATATAACACGCAACGCCTACGCATATACGCGTGCGCGAAAGAAGTGCCTAAATTGCTCATTTTTAGCGTATTTAAGGCTATATTTCCTATCTTATAGTACAAACGGCTGCGGTACACATAAACAGCGCACAGAGAGCCAAAAGGAAATGTCCAGTACCATGTCCCTAAAACCGCTCAATCAGGTGCATGCTGCTGCGGCTATGGTACCGAAATCCACATGCAAAATCCTATCGCTGGTGTCACGAAAGTGGTACCTTAAAGGGCGTTTAATTGGGCGTTAAAAGGGGTTTAATTGGTCACTTTTTGGCGGTATAGGCATGGTGTAAAAAACACCCGATTTTCGCAATGGGTGGACATATTGGATGTACAAATGGACGGACAAATGGGCGGACAAAACTCTGAATTACCCCCCTCTGAATAACCCCCTTTAAGACACCAAAGTTTGGAGTATAGACCCCTTTAATGCACTTTTTGTGCAGGAACAAACATACCTTAATGTACCAAAAATAACGCGAATCACCCCCTTTAAGTACCTTTTTTTGCACGAAAAATGTAGTTAATACGCACAAAATCAGCATTTTAACGATTTTTGCCTACTTGAAAGGTCTAAAAATGGCTATTTCAGGGTAAAATGAAAGGTGCAACCCTATAAGAGCTGCACCCTATTATTATATATGGAAATTTTTCCTACTCGAAGCGAATTGCACCGAGGACTATAGACAGCGAACGGATCTCTGTGGTAGGCAATTTGAAGGGCGGATAGTTTGGGTTATCTGACTTGCAAATTACATGATCCGCGTCCTCTTCACATGGAAAGAGACGCTTCACCATAGCACCCTGTTCGGAGTCAATCACATAGATCTTGCCCCACTGAATGAAGTTGTACGAGGTTAGTTTGCGACATGCCAGAATGTCACCACTGGAATACTTAGGGTACATGCTGGAACCACTCACGCGGATCATAAACTCAGCATTAAGCTGCTGAAATTCGGGTACCAGATAGCGTTGGCAGTCGTGTATCTGTATGGTAGGCGAATCAATTCCGTTGAAGCCAGCCACCGCGTCCACCGGAATAAGTGGGATACCCGCCTGCGTATGGCAGGTGGTAGGTTGGTTCGTCCTTGGTTCGTCCTTGGTTCGTCCTTGGTTTTTTACAGGTATGGTACATAGCATATCCCCCTCACCTGTCAGGAGCCATGTTTTACTGAATGTCGGATATTTTTCCAAGATTAACGCAACTAAGTCTGCGCTTAGTTTCTTGGTTTTCCCCCTTTGAAGGTCATACAACTTGGTTAGTGAGTATCCGAGAATATCGGAAAATTCACGTGTGTTAAGCTTTAATTCGGACAAAATTGCCCCTAAAATGTCCTTAGATTCCATAAAAAACACAAAAAAAATACACAAAATAGGAAAAAAATCCTATAAAAATTTTGTTATGTCGGAAATATTTCCTACCTTTGCACAGTTTTTACAAAAACGGTAAAATCGCGACAAAGGTAGTAAAAAAAAATGACATATACAAGAAGTTGTAAATTATGAGACGAAAAATTGTTTTGGAGTACGGTGCAAATAAGAAGCTAATCGCTCGTTTTGGAGTGAGCGTAAAGACCGTGAACAATGCTTTGAACTATCGCCATGAGAGTAAGCTGGCCGAGAAGATTAGATATGTGGCCGTGCGTGATTTTGGCGGTGTAGAGATAGAGATGAAGTAATAACCCTAAAAATATAATCAGTATGGATCCTAAGTATTTGGAAAATTTGAATGACACAGAATTGGCTGACCTGTTCACATTGATGTGCGAGGCTCATCAGATCATGAAGGATGTGGTAGCTCGTACAGGCGAAGACCGTTTTTGCAACGAGATGTATGTATCAACGATGATGAATGAGTTGACCGTGTTCGAGGAGACTCGCCGTCGTGAGGTAGCAAAGACCCGGCAAGGGGACTAAGGTATGTAGGAATACCCACCACCAAGATAAGACAGTAAAGAGGCTGCAAGTATATTAGGTTTAGGCATGGATTTTCGAAACTCGTCTTGGTGGTTTTGCGGTGGTAGCTCAGATGGCCAGAGCCAGTGACAAATTTGAATAAGCGTCACCACGTCGTGGGTTCGAATCCCACTCACCTGACCAAAGTTAAACTAATAAAATCGTAAGGATTATGAAAGGAAGAATTATCAATGGAGTTTTTTGGTCAGTAATAGCTGTCAGTTTGATTGTGTATTGTGCAATTGAGTGGCACAATAACGGTTGTGGCTGGGAGAGTCTGGCATGTATGATCACCATGTATGGAGCATGTCTCTTTGCTGTGTGGTACACCATTGATCAAACCATTAAGGAGCGTAATCAGAAGTAAACAACAATTATATGGAAGCGGTAGTTCATATAAATAACAGAGTCGGCATTAGCATGCAGTGGTTATTAGACCATGGTGTCGCTACTGTAGGCATTTTGCAGAAGCGCGAGCAACGCGGCAAGTTGGTCGCATTAACACGCGGTGGTCGTGGCGTACAGAAGGTGTACGAGTACAAGACCATGCCCGAAGATATGAAGCGTATGATAGACGAGCGATTAGATGTGTACCAGGGCGTATGTCGTAACATACTGGAGCCATGTATCGAGCACAGTGCAGAGATTAGTCAGTATTTCGACGAGTACAAGACCGCGAAAGGCGCTCACTTGCCTAATTCGAAAGAGGCACCTGTTCGTCAGACCTACTACTACAACGCAATCGTGTTGGAGGGCATCATTCGCCTACTTGCAGACGGCAAGCAAAAAGGTCAGAAGATTAGTTGGTCACAGGTATTGGACGCGTTGTGTGGTTTAGATCGATTGGCATACCCATTCAGTTTGCCAGAGAATGAGCGCAAGCTGAAAGAGCGTGTGAAGGAATACCAGCGTGAGGGCTTGGAGTGCCTTATCCACAAGAACTACCGCCGTGTGGGTAGTGGCAGCACCAAGGTTCACGCTGGTTTGCAATCGGACATGCTCATCAGCATGATAGCTGAGCACCGCAATTTTGACTGCGAAGAGATAGCCAAGGTATATAACGAATGGGTGCGCATGCAGAAGGCGCAAGGCGCTGACCATGCAGAGCAATGGAAGGAGATCACCGGTAGCACCGTTCGCCTATGGCAAAAGAAGAGCCGCTTTATCACAACTGCGAGCAAACATGGTGGTGCGGCCTACCGTAACAGCCTTGCCTATACCGTTCAACGCAGCGCCCCCACCAAAGCCATGTACATGTGGGTGCTCGACGGCTGGGATGCAGAGCTGCTGTATCAGAAAAAGGACGGTAAGGGTCGCACCACTTATCATAACCGCGTAACGCTGGAGGTGGTATTAGACGCTGCTACCAAATACCCAATCGGCTACGCCATAGGAATCACCGAGAGTGCGGAACTGATCCGTGAGGCGCTGCGCAATGCTGAGCGTCATGTGGAAGAGTTGACCGGTACCATGCTTCGCCCTCATCAGATCCAATGCGATAACTTCGCCAAGAAGGCCATGAGTGAGACCTACGAGGGATTAGCAACATTGGCAGTTACTCCAGCGGCTGTAGGCAACGCCAAAGCCAAAGTGATTGAGCCTTGGTTCCGTCATTTTAACGACAAGGTGTGCAAGTATGCGTTCAACTGGTCTGGTCACGGTGTGACTGCCAAGAAAAACGGTCAGCCCAATTTGGATATCACCCTCAAGGACAAAAGCCAACTGCCAACCTTGGAAGAGCTGGTCACAGAGATTAGCGCGCTGATGTGGCGCTATCGCCAAGAGGCATTGCCAGCGTATGTAGAGGCAATCAACGCATTGCCAGCGGCAGAACGCGTGGCATTACCAGTGAAGCAATACCTACAGTTGTTTGGTGAGCAACGCGAAGACAAATATAGCTTGCAGACTACAGGTATCAACCTGCGTGTATTGGGCGAACGCCACCAATACGACCTGTTAGCAGATCCTGATGATGCAGTTGCCATGGCAGAGGCTATCCGCTTCCGTGAGAACTGCTGGGAGAAATGGAATGTGAAGTGTGATCCATTCGACTACAGCCATATTTTGGTGTTCAACGACAAAGCTACAGAGGAATATGTCCTGACCGTGAAGGATGTGCAGCCAATGGCACTCAAAGACCGCAAGCCTGGCGACTACGAGAAACTGGCAGCGGTATGGAAGTTCAACAAGGCATTAGAGGCACATATCGCTAATACCCTGGGCGGACATCAGGAGCGTGCTATGGCAGCCCTTGAGTCAACCGACCGCCGCGAATATGAAATGCTCAGCAAGGCATTGATTACCGACAGCCATGGTCAGCACAAAGATAATAAATACCGTGCAGAACGCGAGTTACCCGCTGCGCCTGTAAACGCCTTTGAGGTGGTGACAGAGTACACAGAAGACAGATATTAAACCCCGAATAATAACCATTTAACAAAATATACTTATGGAAAAGAAAATCACTGAAATTCGTAAGCGCGACATTCGCAATGCGCTCGTGGACTTTTGCGATCGTTTTGGCGGTCAAAGCAAGGCAAGTAAAATCATGGAGGGCGTGAGTAGTGCCACCATTAGCCAAGTTATTAACGAGAACTGGGAACTCATCAGCGACGACATGTGGCGCAAGATTGCCAGCCAAATCGGTTTGCAAGACGAGAAGTGGGAGACTGTAGAGACCACCAACTACAAAGATTTGCACGAGATCCTGGGCGACGCTCAAGAGAACCAGCTATGGATGGCTATCACCGGCAACGCTGGTACCGGCAAGACCTACGCATGCAAGCAGTACCAACGCATGCACAATGAGGTGTACTTCTTGAGTTGTGATCCTGATTGGGCTAAGCGTGATTTCTTTGGCGCGTTGCTGCGTAAGATGAGTATTCGCCCTGAAGGATTGAGCCTTATTCAGATGAAGCAAAAGGTGGTACTACAAATGCGCACGAAGGAGTGCCCAATCATTATTCTTGACGAGGCAGATAAAATGAGCGATGTGGTACTCAATTCGTTCATTACCCTATACAACGACCTGCAATATAGCTGCGCGGTGGTAATGATTGCCACAGAGCACCTCACCAAGCGTTTTGACAAAGGCGTGCGCTACAACAAGCGTGGATATAACGAGCTTTGGAGCCGTGTGGGTCGCAAGTGCATAGCATTGCGTGGTGTGACCCCAAACGACATCGCGGAGATCTGCCGTCAAAATGGCGTGACAGACACCGACGCTATTAACCGTATCATCAACGACTGCGAAGGCGACTTGCGCCGTGTAGAGCGTCGTGTATATGCAGAACTCAAGAAAGCAAAACGACAAGCAGCTAAGTAAGCACTATGGGACGCAGAGCATTAAGTATTCAGAACCTAATTGACTACACCCCAAAGACATTGGGCTTTACAGGTCGTTGGTTGGACGCCATGGGCGACCCTGAGCCATACGGCAGTTGGATCATCTGGGGAGCCAGCGGCAACGGTAAGACCCGATTTGCGGTGCAATTAGTCAAATACTTGATGAGTTTCGAGGGGCTGCGTATCGCCTACAATGGACTGGAAGAGGGTATGAGCGAAACCTATCGCAGAGCTATCATCGACACAGGACTACAGATGGAGAAGCAAAGCAGGTATGTGTTTTGGGATGGTTTCGACTACGAAGACATGATGGAGCGACTTAAACGAAAGCGCAGCCCAAATGTGGTGGTGATTGATAGCTTGCAATACCTCAATATCACCTACGACCAATACAAAGAACTGGTGCGGAAGTACCCTAAGAAACTCTTTATTTGGATCAGCCACGAATCGGGTACCGAACCCAAAGGCGGAACCGCACAAAGCATCAAGTATAACAGCAATATCAAAATTCGCGTGCATAACTATTACGCAACAATCATCAGTCGCTACAAGGGCAAAGAGGTGTTCGACATCTGGCCTGAGAAGCATATCACCCGCTAAATTTACAACCTATGGAGCAAGAATGGATCAAAGCAAATCGCCGCTTCTACGCCTTGGCACGCCAATGCAATCTGAGCCGCGAGGATGTAGCTGCTACTATCGCAGGTAACTACAAGAACCGTATCAGCACAAGTGAGCTAACCCCACGCGAACTGCATGCACTATGCGAGGCACTGCAAAAGCGTGCTGCAAGCGACACATTCAAAGAGAAAGACCGCTGGCGCAAGCGACTGATAGCAGCCGTGCGCAAGTATTGCGAGAAAATGGGCTATCGCACCGATACAGAGTATGTGATTAGCGTTATACAGCGCAATGGGGAGAATATCAACAAACTGCCTTTAGACCGCCTCAGAAGCCTCTACAACGCATTCACCAAGCGCGTCAAAGATATTGAGCGTGTGAGCGTAAAAGAGCCACAAACGATTACCCCATTAGGGACCTGGAACTACAAGAACTAAATACCGTTTAACAACTAATTAAAAACCGATTAAATTATGGCAACAAGACAAAAGAAGACCATTATCCAAGGTGTTACCACCGAGATGGCAAACGAAGCATTTGCGACCTATGCGAAAGCGGACGCACAGTATCAAAAAATCATGGCGGAGATAGAGCTGCAATGCGCTCGTATCCGCGAGAAGAAACAGGAGGAACTGACTGCATTGGCGGCAGAGCGCGATGCTGCTTTTGACACACTCCAGACCTTCGCCACCGAGAACCAGGCAGAACTATTCGCCAAGAAGAAAAGCCTTGAGATGGTGCATGGTACCATTGGCTTCCGCACGGGTACTCCAAAGCTCAAGACCCTCAAGGGCTTCACATGGGCAAGTGCTAAGAACCTCGTCTGCGAGTTCCTGCCTGCATTCATTCGCACCACCGAAGAGATTGCCAAGGACAAACTTTTGGCGGACCGCGATGTGGAAGGCATGACCGAGAAGATGGCTCAATGTGGTATCATGGTAGCGCAAGATGAAACCTTCTATGTGGAGCCTAAGAAAGAAGATGCGTAATGATTATGGCAAGTGCAGCACTATGTGAAACCAAAGATGAGTTTCGCGAGTTTATCGACAACTACAACGGCGAACTGCGAGTAGAATCGCGCCGGGCGTGGGACGGAGATAAGTTAGTGGCAGTAATAGTGTAGGGCATTCAATTCTAAGTAGCGATGGCATTCTCACGAAAGAATTTCTTATTACGAGTTAAAGAGGTGAATGAGTTGTACAAGGAGAAACAACGCATTGGCTTGAGTACGGAGTATATCTACCGTACTTTCATCGAACCTCAATACCATATCAGTCGTTCTACATTGTACGACTGGTTGGCTATTCCGTATGAGAAACAACTCCGTGAGATTGCCGAAGCGGATGCCAGAGCTATTGAGTGGGAGAAACGCCAACAGACAATCAATTTTGAAGAACAATCCTAAAATTTACTTCGTATGAACTTTTTTGAAGTGCAAGTCGTTTACACACGACAAACAGGCGAGGACAATCCTTGCACAGTGAAAGAATCCTATTTGGTGGAGGCCCTTACTCCGTCCAGCGCAGAGAACAGGGTAATTGAGGAAATCAAACCTCTTGTCAGTGGTCAGTGCGATGTGCTGCGTATTATCCAGCGCAAGTTCTATGACCTCATTCCTAACTCTGAAGGTGATTATTGGTACAAAGCTCGTGTGGAGATGATTACCATTGAGGACAGTGGCAGAGAGACTCGCAAGGGTGTGATCGTGTATGTGCAAGCCTCATCCGTCAAGAAAGCAGTCAAGCAGCTACAAATGAACCTGGAGCAATGCGATTGCGAGCTGGTCAGCATTGCTAAAACGCAGATCCTCGAATTATATCGGGATGTATAATGGAGGACATGGCTATGCGTGAAGTAAGCAAAGTATTCAATGAAGGTTGGTTTAACTGCTTTGTCAGTTTTGTCAAAGCAGGTGCGCCTTCCAATCTCTGCCAAGAAGTCTTAATCGGTGCAGGTATTAGCGATGATGAAGCCTATGAGTTTATGGAATGCGGAGAGTGTACCAGTCAAGTAAGAAATGAGCTTGAGAACTACTTAGACCGTATGGGAAGCATCATCGGTGATGATGAAGATGATGAAGACGAAGAGTAACGCAAATGGGCAAGTCATCACAGTGGCTTGCCCTTAATTTAGAACGACAAAAATAGTAAAGTTATGACTAAACATGATACAACACTCCTGTTTGTAGCATACACAGGAACGACAGCAGGAACTGCCATGGCAAAGGCTATTAAAGAATATGCCAGGAAAGAGTTCGAAGACACCATTATTGACGAACTACAACACAAGGATGTTTTGGAGACACTCCAGCAATTAGCCAAAGGCTTGGCTATCGCTAACCCCAAATGGAAACGCTCAAAGATTAGCATAAGTGATGATACATGTGGTGGGGCGTACCTTGGTCGCGCAAAGATTTATTGGTTGCGCGTGGACGATGAGACAATATTGACAATGAGAAAAGCCAAGGGAAACTATGCAGCATTATATTGAGCTATGAAAAAGATAATGTTCAAAGACAAGTACGGCTTAACACAAGCGGTGCTTGACGGTCGAAAGACTATGACAAGGAGAATAGTTCCTAAAAAAGTCATAAGCAGTTCTAAGGTATATGTTCAGTTGAGAGATAAAGGAGATAACATCAACGATTTACGAATTGAATTTATCAAACAAAAATCTCCATATAAAATAGGTGAAGTCTTAGCAATTACTCAATCATACAGACAAATTGAAAAGGAGATTGAGAAGAAAGGTTATCCTTTAGACCTCAAACGAGAAAAGAAGATTTGTGCAGGATATACCAATAAAATGTTTGTGCGCGCTGAAGATATGCCCCATCATATCATAATAACGGATATTCGCGTAGAGCGGTTGCAGGATATAATCGAAGAGGATTGTCTTTGTGAGGGTATTGATGAAGATTTCTATGTACTTGGAGAGAGATATTGCATTCCATTTTATAATTTCAAGAATAGTAAAACAGATGGATTTGGTACTCCTCATCTTGCGTTCGAAACTCTTATAGATAAAATCTCAGGCAAAGGTACATGGGAAAGTAACCCGCTGGTATGGGTGTATAAATTTGAGTTGGTAAATTAAAATAGCGAAGTTATGAGAGAAATTAAGTTTAGAGCAAAGGAAATAGGTTCTGAGGGTAAATGGAGAGTCGGTGATTTACACATAATAGCCACCAAACCTCATATTCATAGTTTGTCGAACAAGTACCTAATCAAAATTGAAACTGTTGGTCAGTGCACTTGTCTGCATGACAAGAACGGCAAAGAGATTTACGAGGGGGATATAGTTAAGTATCTATCATACGCCAGAGAAGATGTTGGATATATTGGATTCCACGCTCGAAGTGCTTCTTTTAGAGTAATTGCAGAACACACAGACTATGGGATAGGCAACAGAGGCGAACTTCATGAATCAGCATTAGAGGTCATCGGAAATATTCACGATAATCCAGAACTATTAAAACAAAAGTGAGTATGAAGGCATTAAATATAACGACCAAAACTGAGATTGTAACAGAAGTAAGAGTAGGCGACATACCTATTCACGATGTGCTTGATAAGTCAAGAGTGTTAGCACATAGTGTTTTAGAAGAAATAAGTGTGTTCAAACAAAATCACAATATAGAAGACTATGATTTTAAGTTTGAGGCAGAGTGTTGTAATTTTCTTGACATGATAGGAGATTGACGTATGGAATTTATCTTTAGCAAACAGGACTGGAAAGACAAAGACGGCAAAGTCGTTGTCACACATATAGAGGTCATGGAATCAAGCGGCTACGCTCATTGCAGAGTATCGCTCTATCCAAACGAGAACGCTCAAATTCTATCCAATGTATATGTGGAAGACAGATGCCGTCGCACAGGTATTTGTACCGAGATGCTCAATGCTATCCAATGTGTACTTAAACGCCCTTATACCATAGTCTATGTGGACGAATGGGCACCAGAGTATGTGCGAAACATGTATCGGAAACGAGGATATATTATCCAGCAAAATTAACAACAAAATGTGTTACGAAGATTGCTTAATATACTTCCGCATTGAAGATTGCTACAAATACAAAAAAGCACCTTTCTCGAGGTGCTTTTATTGTGTCAATAGCTTTGCTGTACATGTACCCGATAAACTTCTGTGTTGTCTTGCAACTCATCGTGATCGTGGTCGCTGGTAGAGCTAATCCGTGTGAATGATCCAATGCTATATGTCGGAGCTGTCTTCCGAACGCGTGCCAGAACTGGAGGTATTTTATCGATGATGTCGAACACCTGGAGTGAATCTTTCCACTTGCCCACACGCGAGTCGGTAACAATATGCAGCGTAATATCCACCTCTGCATCTAACACGCCCCGCGTCTGTGATTTCCAAGAAATAGGTGCAAACTCTACAAATACAGCTGGAGTACTGAATGGCTGTTCCTCTTCTGCAAATGCCAGTTGATTATTCCACACATCGATGTGCTGAATAATACTCTGTTCCTCTGCGTCTTTTATCGAGAGTAGGAAACTCTCCAATAAGTGGTAAATTTGACTTCTCATTGTTTGAAATGCTTTTTAAGTTGTGTTGGAATGGTGTTTAATTGCTGTTTAATGATACGGCGGACCGCTTGCTTTACTTCGGGCGCATCGCCTAAGAATTGTCGCTTAGGAATGGTTATATACGAGCCTACAGGCTTTAGAGCCAGTGTGTAGTACATTTCGGCAGCACGACTGACACGCATAGAACTGCGTGCGGTGGATCCGTCTTTCTTGTAGTTGATTTTGCCCGATAGTTCATAGTACTTTGCCCAAAAGTATTTTTGCATTTTGCGTGTGACCATGATCCTGCCACCTTCATTATGCAGAGCTGCGTATGGCTCCGATGACGACCATGTGACAGAGGTGTCCGATTGCCTGGCCCGAATAGAACGACGGAGTTTGCCTGTTTGTTGCATGAGTGATCCACGCAGGTCTTTGTCATTGCGGCGTGGCTTCCACGGCTGGGAAAAGAACCCCTTTCGCTCAAAGTTACGGTCGAACTCTTCTGTGAGTTCAACGCGTATATCGGATAGTATTTGCTTGCGAAGTTCGTCCATTTGGGTAAAAAATCAATTATATTGATTATTTTTTAGCAAAAAAGTTTGTTATTTCAAAAAAAAGTAGTACTTTTGTAGCGTATTATGAGTAAGATACCAGAACAAATAGTAAATGCCGCTCAGGATCTTGTTGGTCGTTTCGGCAATAAACTTGCTTTTATTGGGAAGCAAGGGGATAATTCTGTGTATCAATTCCGTTTCCCTAAGAACCTCGACACTGGCTTTCCTTATGTCTATATACTGGAGGGTGACACTGTTATTTCTAAAACAGGTTTCGAGGCATTAGACATCATCAAATCACTTGTCAAAGATTGATAAGAACTTTGGTACGAAGAGTTTATTATCCACACGAGCTATTCCCCTCGTGTATATTGGCGTTGTAGATCCTGATGTACAAAGTTCATCGATAGAACGCTTTGCCCCTCTTTTCTCTATGTAGTGTTGTGGCTCAATGTAGCACAGTTCTCCATTCTCAAATCGTTGCAGAATAGTAGCGTGACCACCTCCGCCCTTCCAACCAATGGTAAGAATATACACACCTGTTTCGTTGCAGACCTCTTCGAAGTATTCTTTGTAGCGTAATGGTGTCATGCGCTTGTAGCCTTTTTTCTGCATCCAGTCGTATGTTCGTACTGGCTGAATAGGAGTGCCGTCTATGTTCGTCCATGCCTCAAAGGATTTTTGTCTTGACAGGTATTCTGATAAAGATCCTGGCGTATTGGATTTGGCAGTTATGTCGAAGCCCATTAAGCGCAAAGCATACGCAGGTGCACATGTTTGGCAATTGATAGTATAGCCATAGGACTTACTATAATTAGGGTTGGCACTCTGTTTGTCTGCCTCTTCTACGCTCATTGGCTTGCCTATGACAATGCCCAGTTGCTTTTCAAGCTCACGGTTATGTGCAGCGATCGCATCTTTTTCCTCGTCAGTGAGGTTAGCAGGTAGCTGCTCTCTTAATGTCGCAATGCGCTGCTGTTCTACCTCTTCTGAGAGTATTGTTTCAATTACCTTTTTCTCTTCCTTTGGCGCTTTGTAATATGGGTGTTTAGGCGGGAATATGGTTTCAGTCTTTCCAGGATTAAAACGGAAAATTTTTTGCTTTGGTTGCTCCGTGGCCATATCACCTAACATGATTGCATGTTCTGAATTGGAAACAGGATATTTGTCGCGCAGCACCTGTACGGCTGTGCAGCGACAGTTCCAGCCAAGAGGTGGAAGGTAATTTTCCCAAAACGGATCATTAACAGGCAAAGTGGTATTGTGCAATGGCGCATGTTCCGCCCGCACTTTATCGTCTCCAGCTGTGCGATATTGTATGAGGTACCTATCACCATCACGCTCAAAGTCCTGCCATTTTACAGCCATTTGTGTTGACTGTACGGCAAAGTTATATTCTGCCTGTAGGTAGTTCTTGTTGTATGTCTGGTGTATGCTCAGCACATCCTGATAGAACTTTTCAAACGACTTGTAACCGCCATTTTCGTCTTGCAATAATGCTGACACCTCGCGCAGCTGGTGGTAGGTCTTAAAACCTGAGAAAATGAATGTGTCTTGCTCAAGTGCCAGTTTGAGCTTGTCTGGCACATCTTCCGTAATGGCATACGACAATACGCGGAAGGTCTCTTCCGTGAGCTGGCGCACTGGTTCGTCCGCCATCATATCTGCATTGAAGGCGTGCTTATGGTGCACATGTTCCGCTGCCTGACGAAAGGCCGCGTCATTGAATTTTGGTTTGTCCTTGGCAAGTGTTATGGTTGATTGTCCATACAGGTCAACGAGTGCCTGGTGAAACCGATGGTATTGGTTAGGGGAACCATCACCCCTTACTCGAAAAAATTCTGTGCGGTCTTGCCAGTGATCTCAATACCATATTTGTCGGCGAAGTACTTAGGAGATATTTCATATCCACCATTGATAAGCATGCGTTCCACCTCACGAATATGCTCAGGAGTATAGATAATGGTATCGTCCCACTCAAAGGTGTATCCGTCAACAGGGAAGCCATGCTTTACCATGAACGGTATGAGGCGGTTGTTTACCACATTACGGATTAACTTCTCATCCTCTGCGATGACATTCTCAAATACCTCAAGGTGAACTTCTGACTGTGAAAGAGAGGATCCTGAGTCAATAGTCATTGTTTGGTTAAGAATACCCTTGGACAGCTCCGAGTTCGCGCGATCAATACGCTTGTCATACACATTGAAGGCATCTCCTCTGGTAGTCTCTTTAATTTCGATTTCGGTATCTTGAGGGAATACACCCCAGAAGGCAGCGCCCATGCTGCTAAGCATTTTTTCGATTTTAGAGCGTGCAGCTTCATCAGATGAAGTTGTCTTTGCAATACGAATAGGCATGCCAAATATCTCACCAAAACCGTCCCAGAACGCAAGCATATTCTTTTTGCTGAGTGCAGAAGGGCAGCACTTGAGTAGCAAACCCAAATCATCGTGCTTACCTACTTCGACACACCAATCTGCAAAGTCACCGGTGCGGTATGGAATACCGTTGTGGTGTTGCTCGTTTTGGTCACGGACAATCACACCATATTCAGGAATAACATGGCGGCGTGGTACCAATTTCGGTATTGGGAACTGGCGTTTACCATTAGCCTCAAATGGCGCATCAAACTCGATGAGAGAGTGACCATAAAAACGGCTATCCAAGGCAAACGAAACGAATTGCTCGAACCACTCTGTTTCAAACAGTGCGGTTATTTCATCGGAGCGTTTGCCTGATTTGTCAACGAGCTTAAAGCCTCTCTTATTCACAAACCCTTTACGCTGACCTATACAACCTGTTATGTGCAAGTCGATTCCAATATCAGTATATATGTCATAGAGGCCACAACGATTAGGGTTTTGCACATCGATTGCCCTCTGCCATGCCATACGCCAGGAAGCAAGGTCTTTGCGTGATAGTAGCTCCGTTTTCTCATGGAGTTCTATCAGCAATTTTTTTGTTTCGCTTTTGCTGCGTTTAGAGAGTGCTTTCCTCATCGCTGGAGCGATGTCATTATTTCGGTTTAAGAAATCAAAGATAGCCATATTATCGGGTTTTTAGAGTTTGATTGAACGGAGATATTCGTTTACATTGAAGCATGGGCAGGCTTTATTCGCGAACTCTGAATGTCCGTGAATAGTTGCCTCTGGGAACTGTTCATGTAGTTGCTCGAGCAATTGTGTCATTGCTCTATACTGAGCTACATTGCGTGTGTCTTTGGGCTGCCTATCTTGCGAGAGACCGCCGATATAGCAGATGCCTATACTATTGCGGTTGTGACCTTGGCAATGCGCACCTATTTGCTCAATAGGGCGACCTTCCTCTATGGTACCGTCAAGGCGAATGACATAGTGATAACCTATATCGCTAAAACCGCGTTCTTTGTGCCAACCGCGTATGGTAGTTGCACCTATGTTCCTGCCTTCTGGGGTAGCAGAACAGTGAATGATGATTTGTTTGATTTGTCGCATAATCTATTTGTATTCGGCTTCGAGCTCAATGCCTGAAGCGGTTATATTGATTTTCTTTATTCGTTGCCCATCGGCTTCTATTTGTTCTACAATACGCCTACGCCACACGCGCACTTCGTGGTCCATGACCATATCTGGCACACCTACACCCATTGCTGGGTATTCTTTATATTCACCAGGGCGAGCGGTCAAAAGCATAGCTTGATTTTGAGGTGTAACCTCTGCAAGCGCTATCTTTCCTGTTCGCAGATCCAAATCAAATGCGGTACCGTCAGCTGACGCTATTAGTGCTATTCCTATCATATATCAGTGCGTTATTTTATCGTCTTCGTAGTCAGATTGATTAAAAGTGTTAGGGGCTGTAATAGGTTTCCCTGTATTGCCTGATGTACCAACGGCTGGCGCACCACTACCACCGCTAACGGCTGTGATCACTCCGCTGTGGGTGTGGTTCTCGCACCAGTCCACTAAAGCATTGAGTTTATCTGTGAGATCCTCTATATTGATTAAGCCCTTATTCTTTCCGCCATTGATAGCTATAGTCTCTATTTCAGAGTACATCATTACAGCCCAATCATTCATATTGCCATTGCTTAGGTCGGATATCATCACCATGCTACCTACTTTCGGGGTGACTACGATGCCGCTCTCTTCGTCGTTGACTACAGCACGCAAGCGGACCTCACGCAATTCCAATTCGTCTATGGTCACGGTGCAAGTGGTACCATCTACTTGCTTGACTTCTGCCAAAATAAGTGCAGACAATTTGCTTTGGCACATATTTTGTAGCTTTTGTTTTATATCACTATAAATATCCATTGTTATGCGCTATTGCTCGTTTTTATTGTTCGTTTTGCTATTCTCGTTTCCCTCTTTTGCTGATGATTGCGTATTTGTCAAAGACGGAAAAGAAATTCCTTTGTTTGGCAAGGTTCAACTGGTAGAGGCGTTTCCAGATATTAAGGTGCAAATTGTCGATGCGTTTGCTGACCTTGATGTAAAACTGGTAGAAGCAATGCCAGATGATTGTGGAGAGGTTCAGCTGGTAGAGGCGTTCCCTGATGTCAAGGTGCAAATAGTGGATGCGTTCCCTGATATAAAAGTGCGAATTGTCAACGCCTTTCCAGGGCCTACATCTTCCGCCCAATCGTCACCTTCCGACGACCACCACCGTTACTAAAGTTCACTTCTGTTCCCACAACATAGTAGGTACCATCTTGGTGCTGCGCTGTTGGATCCATTAAGTGTACCATATCTGTTGGCGCACAATATGGCAATAGCCAACCTGTTAAACTTCCCTCGTATCCGTCATAACACCACAAGTTGTATTCATTCTGAGCTACACTACTCAGTGAGGATGTATCGCCTGCGTTAACGGTTCGCTTTATTGTTTTGCCACCTTCGGAACCTGTACTGGCTTTGTAGGTCTTACCGTCTTTGCCTTTATATTCAATCTCTACCTTGATTTTCTTATCAGAGGCTTTAATATATTTCAAATCCGCTGATATAACATTCCTGGTCATATCATACTTTACAGTTTTGCCACTCCAGCTACCTTTGCTATAAACTGGCGTGATAATGAGGAACTGACCGTCAAAGAAAATGTTTGCTTTCGTTTCGTCTTGTATCTTCTTTAGCACATCCAACCCAGTTGCATTGTTGATAGTGAATTTGCTGTAGGTGAAGTTATAGTCACAGAGCACATGGTATTTGGAGTCCACTTGCTGAGCTACCTTATGTAAGAGTGATTGCAGGGAGATATTCTCCAGTTGCTCGTTCTTGAGGGGTACATCCCACAAGAAGAGTTCGTCTTCACACTCAAGCACAATCTTTGTATTGTCGGTTTTAATGGCTTTTAAGTAGCCCTTAAACTCCGTTTGAAGACCTGCCTGCTTATATCCTAATTGAATCGTAACTGGGTCGCCACGGTGGATTTTATCTTCTACCTGTAGTGTCTCGTTAATCAGCGTTCCTGGCAATTCAATATAAGCGGTGTCGCTGAGCTGCGATACGGACTTTATCACTCGAACGGATTTCAATGTTTGTACTTTGAAATTTCCGATTTGTATGTCATATTCCATGTGGTATGTCATAGCGTATATGGATTTTAAGAAACAACAAAGTCATATTCGATAGCCCAGAACTCTATACCCTCACCAGCGCCTAACTGTTGATTGATTTCTGCGTTAGTAATACCTGTAGCTGGAGAATGGCGCAAAGTTAGAAAGTTAGTAACGATGCGCTGATTTGTGATGGCGGGTTTGAGCATAGGCTCTAATTTCAGATCATCAGTAAGGCTAAGGCCATTAGCTTGTGCTATGTCCCACGCTGCCTCTGTGGTACCTGAATGCTCCATAGCTATGTCGAGCATGCTTTGTCTGTTCTTTGGTAGTATCATAAAATTTTGTACTTTTTCAATAATGCAAATACAATCAAGCCTATAATGCCAATAATACACACTATTGCCACTATCACCCACGAAGGTGTCTTCACCTTTGTTTTGCTTTGGCTATTGCTTTCCTCTTCCGTTTCCACTGACTGCGTACTGTTATCTTCGGCAGACTGCTGAATGTCACTTGCTGTTTCCTGTTGGGTTTGTGTTTGTGTATCATTCTGCACCCCTTTATGCGTGGTACGCGTTGTTTTTCGCGTTGATGTGGGGTATTGTTTGCCGGTGCTATCGGGTTCACTCCAGGTGGTCTCCTCGATAGTTTCTTCCACCGTCTCCTCTGTAGCTGTTTGGTCGTTGGTTTGCGTTGTTGTTGTCGTTTGTTGAGTGACGCTACTCTGGAGCGATACATCATTCTTTTGATCTACTTGTTGCTGCCGTGCAATCTGCTGGGTCGTCTGGGCAGTTTTGCAACTCGTTCCGCACAGGGCAAGTAGCAGCATGAGGGCAATCATTGATTTTTTCAATCGCGCGGTTAAGACGGCGCACATCTTTTCGTAAGGCATTGACTTCTTTTTTTATAGGTTCTACAATATATTCGTTAAAACTATCCATGAGACTTTTGTTGTTCTCAAGTTCGGCGGCTTTAGCTTCCTCATTGGCTTTTTTTCTCTTTGCGCGCAATGTCACTAAAGTTACGATTAGCGTACCACCAAGAATAGCATTAGCAACCAGAAGTATTATTTGTTGAGTAAATGAATCCATAGTTCTCTTTTTTTATTACCACATATATGTCGCTTTATCTAAGCCACCAAAGACAACCGGAGTTCCAATATCTTCACCTTGTTCGTTTGTCTTGACAGGGATATCCGGTGTAGCATTACCTTTTTGCACATCACGCAACCAATTTATCGCCTGATTGTAGCGTACTTCTCTAATTTCAAAGCCGATTCGCTTTGGCAACCATGCAACCAGGTGATAAAGCGCAATATCGCATGTAATCATTACGAGTTGTTGGTTTCGTTCGTCACCAGTACGCGAGTATGCTTGTGCTATGTCATAACGTGAGCGAAGGTATGAAGATACTTCCTCAATAGCATAGCGTTCTGCACGTGACATGTTGTCATCGTTAGCTTGATTGATGACTTCCAGTGTGGGTTTGTCACACACAGCCTCGAAGTCGGTTTTACTTAGAAACTCCATTTTCAAATATTTTACGAGTTAAACGTTTTTGGTATATGTCTTCCCACTTTGTCGTACGCTTAAACAGTCCTTTGTAGCGGGCACGAAGGAAGCCAACGCGATTGATAACCGTTGGTCTATTTCCCAAATTAATCACTATACAAAGGTCTTTTTTGCGGTTTTCATTGAGTTTGTCACATCTATAAAAGGCAAAACGATAGCGCCAATATAGAAATAAATTGCGAATAAATTTTACCATATATATTTTGAGTTTGTAACTGTTCCTATTGATGGTTCCCAGGCGCTTTGTCGTGAGCGTTGTTGTAGTTTGTAAATAGCACCCTCATCCGCGTCTGGAGAGTCGTCGTGTCCGGACATTCCTTTTTCAAATGCCAAAGTCTGTTCTAACCCAGCAACCATATCAGGATCATTTTTTAGTGCTTCATTGTAGAACACAAAACCACGCTCCCATAATGGGCTAATCGCTACAATACGCTGGAACTTATCCGGCTTCTTTCGCTTGTCTGGAAGTATGGGTAATTGATACCCTCTAATTTTCCCCTCAGCGCGAAATTCGTCCAGGATAATATCTTGCATAAAGTTTGCTTCCATAAAGAATGAAGCCACAGCATTTTTGCTATTGATCCACTCGTGCAAATCATATAGCCAGCGTACCATCTCGACTACAGTAGTCTGACGACAAAATGCTTTGATAAGATGTAATTCGCCACTTTTGGTTTTTCCCCACAACTTAGCAGCTTTGTAGTCATTTTTAGTAGTAGGCTTGAATGAAGGGTCAACATACAATACAATGTCTTCATACTCACGCAATGGAAGTGTGCGCTTGTATCGTATCCAATCATGTCGAAAGACTGCACCCTCAGTAATAGGATTATTCATATACTCCTTTTGGAATGCACGATAACCCATAAAAGCAGCACGTTCCTCTATTCTCTCACGCGTCCAGTATTCTGGCCATGATGGATTACCGTTTTTGTCATAGATATTCACTTGACTTACATACACGCTCTTTTTCTTGGAAATAAGCTCTAAGACAGAACATTTAGAGATCAAGTTACCAACCATAATAAAACGTCCTCCACTGGCACCGAAAGCGCCGAAAAGGGCGTCAGTAACCCAATCGGCCGTCTTGCGTACTCGTTCCTCGTTTTGGCTTAATTCGTCATCATCCAGGTCGTCAATGACAATGTAGTCTGGGCGGTAGTTCCTATGGCGTAAGCCACGTGGCGACTGACCGCGGCCAAGCGCAAAAAAAGCGCAATCATCTGAGGTTATAAATGACCCCTCTTTCCAGGTACCAACATTAACCTGCCTACCAAAATCTCGAATATAGCGCTGATTGTATTGGAATTCTGCTTGTAGTGCACCAAGCAAAGTTATAGCAGCCTCTTCTGACTTACCAACCAAGACCATAAAATGAAATTCGGGTTTCTCTTGGCATTTCAACCACATAGGCATAGTGACATCTATGTTGGTTGATTTGGCGTGTCCACGTGGCCATTTGAGAACCGCTCTAATGTTTTTCTCGCGTTTGATTTTATTGGCCGTTTCAATATGGAATTTCGCAGATGGAGTGACTTCACCTGTAACTTGATCCGTACAATAATGTGGGAAATAGTATTGCACAAAGAAGGCATAATCAGTGCGTGCGCGCTTGATACGCTGCATCTTATTAGCCTCTGTATCAACCGTAGGTACAGAGGTCATATTTTGGATAGTAGCACATAGCTCTTTCCATTGTCGAATAGCTTCTTTTTGCGATACTGCTGCCATAATTAGTCAACTGAGATTTCTATGGTTGTTGAAAGTTTCTCACCAATGAATAGATCCTGGTACTTATTCATGATTTTGACAAGTTCTGGGGTGAGATCCTTATCAATACGCATGCGTGTCACGAGCCATTTATTATAGGCAGAGAATACCTCAATAATGGTGATGACATTTGTTTGCTTGTCAAGCTTCTCGATAGCGGCTGATACCTTACAAATCTCATCAGGTGACCAATCGTTATTTTGGATCTTCTCGTCCAATCCTCTAAGAAGTTTAGTGACAAGTTCTTTGCGTGAAACAGTAGTGGCTGCTCTCATGGTATCCCATGAACCCGCCTTGATCCATGCCGAAATGGTATTTCTTGATACGCCTACCTTATCGGCAATTTCCTGTTGTTTGAGCCCTTGCATAAAATACATTTTTGCGAGCTCCTGTAATTGGTTTGATTCCAGTGATTTTTTTCGTGTCATATACATATAAGCATTAAAAAACGCTGCAAAATTATGCAAAATATATGTATTAGAAAAGAAAGTGTCCAAGCGTTGGACGGAAGTGTCCAAGCGTTGGACTGTTTTTTTTATGTGTGAAATATATGTAGTAATTTTGCGGCGAAATCAGCAAAACAAACAATTATGAGCAAAGAAGTAGTAATTAGTAACAGCAGCTTAAATGCGTATGGGTTCCGCGTATTAACAGAGGGTATAGATACCACGCAGTACCAACGCAATCCAATCCTATTGTGGATGCACAATCGTCCATATCGTGGCACGACTGATGAGGTGTTGCCGTTAGGTCGCATAGAAAATTTGCGAGTTGAGGGTGATTGTCTCATTGGAACTCCAGTCTTTGACGAACAGGATGAGTTCGCAATGCGAATCAAATCGAAGTGGGATCAAGGTATCTTAAAAATGGTCAGCGCGGGTTTAGAGATTCTGGAGTGGAGCGATGATCCAAGTGTCCTGGTCATAGGGCAACGCAGAGCTACAGTAACCAAGTGTAAGTTAGAAGAGGTAAGTATCGTGGATATTGGTGCCAATGACGATGCTATTACCTTATATAAAGAAGGACAAGTATTAACCCTCAGTGCAGGTCATGACGACGAAGCACTGAACTTTATGAACTTAAAAAAACAAGAAAAAGACATGAAACAAATTGCTTTGAAACTCGGTTTGCCAGCAGATGCAACCGAGCAAGAAATCTTGAGCAAGATTGCTGAATTGCAAAGCGCAGCTCAAGAAGGAGAAACATTGCGCAAAGAGCGTGATGAGATGGCGCTAACGGCTATCGAAAAAGAAGTTAACGAGGCTATTGCTTTGCGCAAACTGACCGCAGACAAAAAAGATCATTTTGTCACTATGGGCAAAACGATGGGTATTGATAGCCTGCGTGAGACATTGAAGTGTATGGCTCCAGCTGAACGCCCTTCTGAGGTGATTAAGCCAACGAGTGGAGCAAGTGAGTACGCCAAATTGAGTGATGTCCCTACTGACAAGTTGGAGACCTTGCGCAAGGATAATCCAGACATGTATGCAGCTCTGTACAAAGCCGAATATGGCGTCGAGTTGCCAAATGTGTAACCGTAAAACAACATTTAACAACCAATTAAAAACTAATTAAAAATGAAAAAGATTCTATTTTTCGCAATGGCGGTTGTAATCAACTGCTTTATGGGCGGAACGATTACCGCCGCAGTGGGCTTGAGCCCTGTTATCGGTGCTATTGGCGCAAACGCAATAGCAGCTGTTAGTCCATTGATCGCTCCAGCTGGTAGCGCTTTGCGTGCTGGTTTGTATTCTGAGATTTGGACAGGAGAGACAATTAAGGCTTTCCGTAATAGCCTTGAAAGTCTTGGGTGGTTGAGTAAGATCCGCAGCTTTGATTCACAGGTCGCAAACAACAACACAATTAACTTCGTTGACCTGGGCGGTGATCCAACTGTATTGGTAAATAATACTTCTTATCCTATTGGTGTTGAGACCTTGGCAGATGCAAATAAGGCTATAACTTTGGACAAATATCAAACTAAGGCAACCAAGGTAACTGATGACGAAGCTCGTGGTCTTAGCTATGATAAAATCGGCAGCGTGATTGAGCGCCATCGTGACGTAGTGGACGAAACAAAATATGCTCGTGCGCTGCATGCTTTAGCTCCTGATTCACATGGTGCAAAGCACCCAGTATTGACTACTACAGGTGAGGCAGATGGTAATCGCTTGCGTTTGACAGTTGCAGATGTCATCAAGCTTAAAGCTTCCTACGATGCACTGAAGGTGCCAGTACAAGGTCGTGTCCTCGTATTGTGTCCAGAGCATGTCAATGACCTGTTGTTGCAAGACACTACATTTGCAACTCGTTACAACAATACCAAAGACGGCAAAATTGCCGACATGTATGGTTTTGAGATTTACGAGTTCGTAGATGCTCCTAAATACGACAACGCAGGCAAGAAGAAAGCATTTAATGCTACAGCTGCCGATACTGATCGTAATGCGTCTGTTTCATTCTACGCTCCACGTATGATGAAGGCTACTGGTGAGACCAAAGCATATTTGGATGAGCCAGATACTCAAAACCAAGAATGGCGTTATAATGTACGCCACTACTTCATCTGCTTGCCATTGAAGAATGAGGCTATTGGAGCACTCGTTAGCGGCGTGAAGGCCTAATCTTATGCCCGGGTGTCCGGTGCGTCCGGACATACCGGGTTTAATTACTCGAACAAATTAACAACTAATTATTTGAAATATGGCATTACCAAATGTAAATATTGAGTTTGAGAACGGCGCATTAGGTGGCGTGGCTCAAAGCGCAGATGGTGTGGTAGGTATGCTGATTGGCTTGGCTGATGTCACCTCATTAGCAGAGGGCAAAGCGGTTTGTGTGTATTCAACGGATTGCCTGGCGAAGTATGGCATCACAGAGGGCACACCCGCACACAAAGCCATTTCGGAGTTCTATACCGAAGCTGGCGAAGGTGCTGAGCTATGGCTCATGGCAGTAGATGCCACAGATGCAGCCGCTTTATTGGCTGAGGGTAAAAAGCTGTTGAAAGCGGCAAACGGTCGTATTCGTACATTGGGCGTAGTACCAAGCGAAGGTGTAGCAGCGGACAAAATTACAGAAGTAACATTGGCAGCGCAAGTCTTAGGCGAATGGGCGGCAGAAACAATCTTTGCCCCTATCATCGTCTTATTGCCAGTTGTGTATTCCGACACTCTGCCAGTTGTAGTTACCATGACCAATAATCGTGTTGGCCTTGTAGTGGGTGACACCGTTGAGAATAGCAACACAGCAATGATCGGTGTGGCATTAGGTCGCGTAGCCGAAGTGGATGTGCAAGTGCATATCGGTCGCGTGAAAGACGGCGCATTGAAGGTGGCAGCTGCTTATATCGGTGCAGAGGACGCATGCGTGAGTGACGCAGTGGAAACCCTCTACAACAACGGATATATTGTACCACGCTGTTTCGTCGGTAAGAGTGGCTATTTCTTTGCCGATGACTGCTTGGCAACTGCGGATAATGACGATTGCCGTTCGTTAGCTCGTCGCCGTGTGATTGACAAGGCATATCGCGTAGCATACACAGCTTTACTGGAGTATGTGAACGATAACCTGGATGTAACCAACGAGGGTACATTAACGGCTATGTCAGCTAAGGCTATTGAGCAAGAAGTAGAAAGTAAGATCTACAACTCTATGACGGCTGAGGGCAACCTAAGTACGGATGGAGATGGTGACACAGGTGTAAAAGTATCGGTTGATACCACCAACGATGTTGTGGCAACCAATACCATCAATGTGCGTATTCAGGTGAAGCCTTATGGCTATGCAAAGTTCATTGAAGTTAAACTTGGATTCTTGAAGGAGGATTAATTATGCCAACATTAGTAAATGGAAGACAATATGAGTGGGCTGATATTTCACTCATCTTAGGTGGTCGCATGGTCGTAGGCTGCCGTGGTATCAATTACAAAGAGAGCCAAGATAAGGCACTCCTGTATGGTAAAGGTAATCGCCCAATCAGCATTCAGAAGGGCAATAAAAAGTACGATGGAAATGTAACGATGCTGCAAAGTGAGATCGAGACATTGAAAGAACTTGCACGCGCGACACATGGTCCAAGTGGTAGTATATTGGACTTGAACTTGAATGCTGTTGTATGCTATGGCGACCCATCGAAGGGGGACGTGATGCTGACAGACTTGTTATATAATATTCAATTCACAGAGGTAGATAAAGGTATGAAGCAAGGCGACCAGAACATGGAAGTGTCTTTGCCATTTATCTTTACCGACTTAAAACAAGGTGCTTGATTATGAATTTCACGAAAGAACAAATCGAAAAGCTAAAGAAAGAGCATGGCCAAATCTTCGCCTTCAAATCCGAGAGTGGCGAAAGTTGCCTTTTGCGCAAACCAACTCGTAAGGAGTTAAGCTATGCCAGCATGGCAGGTCAAAACGATCCAATCAAGTTTAGTGAACTTATTTTGAACAGCTGCTGGTTAGCAGGTGATGAGCAAATCAAAACCGATGATGAGTTATTCATGGGTGTAAGTCAATTGCTCGGAGAAATGATCAAGATTAAGAGCTTTGAACTGGAAAAGTTGTAGAGGCTGCCGAGGTTCAAGAGTGGGAGTTTGTGCGTAAAGTAAATGCCCAGTTGCGTTACTATATGCACATCTCCGACCCCGACAGCCTAAGCGACGAGGAATGGGCAAGCGCATTGCGCGAACTGGAATGGATTAGGAATATGGAAAAGAAAGCCAATGAGGGTAGTTAGAATATCCCAGTAATAGGATTGCTACTACCAGGTCCTAATTTATCTTTATCTTTGCCTGAAAAATGGCGATACATAGCATAGAGAAGTAGAACAAGATAGTAGATGGCTCCTATCACTGCCATAAAGAATAATATGACTGATATTGCGAGGATCATAGTACTACATCTGTAATTCTGCTGCAAAGATAGTAAAAAAAACTGAAACTGCAAAATTTTTTCCTAAAAAAATGGCAATTGAGTCTGTAAAATTCACAATTGAACTTGGAGGAAATGCCTATTCGGGTGTCGCCCAATTGGATAGTGCGGTCCAACAAGTAGTCAAAAGTGTGAATAAAGCAAATGGATTATTCAAACAACTGGGCAACACTGCTTTTATGTTTGAGTCCGTTGTAGGTGCTGTTGAGAAGATTAGTTCTGGTTTAGATTCTTTAGTTGGCAGTAGTCTGGAGTTCGAGCAATCGCAGGCAAATATGCGCACGCTGATGAACGGCAACGCAGAGGCTGCTGACGCATTGCTCAGCAAGATTCGCTCTTACGGCAAATCCACGGTCTATGACACCAGTGGACTTGTCAATGCGCAAAAGACGATGATGGCTTTTGGATTGGAGGCAGACACTGCGTTTAAGAGCCTGCAACACATAGGCGACATCGCCCTGGGCGATAGCCAGAAGATGCAATCTCTTGCCTTGGCATTCGCACAAGCACAGAGTACTGGAAAACTCATGGGGCAAGACCTTATGCAGATGATCAATGCAGGTTTTAACCCATTAGAGGTCATCAGCCAACGCACAGGCAAGTCCATTGCCACCCTCAAGGACGAGATGAGCAAAGGTGCTATCTCCGCACAAATGGTCGCACAGGCATTCCAATGGGCGACAGAGGAAGGCGGTCGGTTCTACCAAGGCGCAGAAACAGCCGCGCAGACAGTCAGCGGTAGGATTGCTAAAATGCGCGACACAGTGGACGAATGGAAACTATCGCTTTTCGAAGCCACTGGAGGACTGACCGCGTATGTCGCAGAAGTTGGAAAGATGATAGCTCAATTTGCGCCACTTGGTCCGTTGGTTGGCAAAATCTTTGATTGGATGCGCATTGCTGGCGTCAAAGCGTTTACAGAACTTAAGATAGGTGGCCACACCTTACAAGTTCGCCTGCGTGCCATCAGCATAGCAGCCGTGCAAGCAGGCGGCATGTTGAAACTCATGGGCGCAATGGGCAAAGCTGCGTGCCGTGCTATCGGTGTTGCTATTATGAATATCCCTATCATTGGCTGGATTGCCGCTGGTGTGGCTGCTATCATAGCATTGTTTACGCTCTTATGGCAGAAGTGCGAAGGTTTCCGCATTGTAGTGTTCACAATATGGGAAGCGATTAAGGCGGTGTTCTCTGGTATATGGGAGGTCGTGACCGATGTGTGGGCAGCTATCTATTCAGGTGTCATTGAGCCTGTCTGGAATGCACTTGTAAATGTGGGTAAATGGATTCGAACAAACCTTTGGGAGCCTATAAAAAACTTTTTTATCAACATTGCTACTTGGGTAAGCAACTTGTTTGATAATATCTTTAATGCTATTTGGGAAAAAATCATGGGCATGTTGGAAACAATAGCTGAATATATTCCAGGCCTTGATGGTATTATTGAACGCGGTAGAGCTGCTGGTCAAGCAAGTTGGAAAAAGGATCATCCAACAACCACCCCTACAGACGATTTAATGAACACGGTAAATGCACCTCTTATGACGGTGCAAACCAGTGGTGGCGCAACTGCCAACGGGACTACAGGTAATGCAACAACCGCTGTAGCTACAGGCGGAACACGCAACACCGAGATACATATCAATATCGGTGATATGATTAAGCAAGTGGTGTTCAATGGTACCACTCGCGAAAACCAACAGGAGATTGAACGAACTTTTGCAGAGTGTCTCAATCGAGTATTAGGAATGGCTCAAGTAAGTATGTAATATGTTTTTTAACTTTGCACAACCATTTGTATTGCCTCCATATTGGCTAAATAGGCCAGTACAGGTTATTGATAAACATTATCCATTACCAACAACTTCGGAGATGTTGGGTAATTTGTACCAATGTCCTTTGTGGATAAAGTGGGAAAATGAGCCCGATGACTTTGAAACAGGTTGGTGGAGATTGCCCTTTGATCCTGTAATAAGTGTGAGCGGTGGAAATCAAATCGTGCGCACGGATGTACTGCGACAAGACAATAGTCGTACTGAGCGGCGAGGTACAGTAAAAGAAGTGTGGAGCCAACAGGACTACCAAGTGCAAATTGCAGGTATGTTTATAGGCAAAGATGGCTATTTCCCATTGGAAGATATTCACCGTTTACGTGAATATTGCGAGGGCCGTAAGGTAGTACTTTGTTGCAATGATCTATTAGAGGCTTTTGGTATCAATCGCCTTGCTATTGAGTCCTTCGATTTTGCCCACACACCAGGATATGAAAACCAACAATTTGCTATTAAGGCATACAGCGATGAGGATTTCTCTTTGCTGATTTAATCCGATATATTATGCGTACAATCACCGACATTAAAACAGAACTCACCGACGCTTTCATGGCAAACGAAAATTTGCAAAAGGCGTATGGTTTTGCACCTGGCACTGCTTTTGACAAGCAGTTCAGCCGTGTTTCACTCGAAAGCTTACTTTTGTATATCGTAGCTTTCGCACAATGGACCTTAGAAAAACTCTTTGACACCCACACGCAGGAGGTAGAGGAGTATATCTCCACTATGAAGCCACACACGCTGCGCTGGTACCAAGAGAAAGCCAAGGCGTTCTTGTTTGGCTTGCCACTCATCGCTGGCACAGACCAGTTCGACACTACAGGTAAAAGTGACGAGGATATTGCTGGTGCACAGGTGGTCAAGTTCGCCGCTGTCACAGAATCAGGCGCAACGCTTTATCTCAAGATTGCAGGCGAGGAGAATGGTCGCCCTAAGAAACTCACCATCGAACAGAAGACAGCCTTTGAGGCATACCTACACGAGTTCAAGGACGCTGGTGTGCGTGTGGATGTCACCAGCGAGCAAGGTGACTATTTGCGCCTATCCTTGGATGTGTATTACAACCCGCTACTCTTGGCGGCAGACGGTCAAAGTAAGAGCGATGGCACTTACCCTGTAGAGGACGCTATCAAGTCCTACATTGAGCAATTGCCTTTCAATGGTGAGTACCGCAACAATGCCCTTGTGGACGCAATCCAAGCCACCAAGGGAGTAGCTATGGTGCAACTACATAGTGCAGCTCAGAGTGTGGACAATGTGACCTATAACCCTGTAACTGCTTTTTGCACTCCTTTCGCAGGTTACTTCGAGTATGACCGCGACGGAGTGAAGACTATCCAATCTATCAATTACATCCCTTATGGCACAGATGAAAATTGATTACAATAAACTGGCTGTATTGTTGCTGCCGACATTCCTGCGCCAACCCATTCTAATGTCGTTGGCTCGCATACTCATGGTACCACTACAACGCCTACACGACGAGCACCATGCTGCGCGTGATGAACGAATGTACCAATTGCGACATACCAGCCAAATATGCCATATCAAGGACGCACTCAATCGTGAGTTTGCGGTCGGAAACCACGCTCTTACGCCCGACTATGCAGCGGGTTTCGAGATTGAAGACATCAACGCTATAGGTGACTGGGTAATGACATACGACGAGGTACCCGCGTTCGCAGATGTACATACCATGGCCGAAGACGATGATTATCTTTTAGTCTATGACGAAGCTATCATTACACAAGCCACACAGTCGTTTATTGTGTATGTGCCTAAAAGTGTTGCGTTCACTCCATCGCTGCCAAAGATTCGTGCTATTGTAGAACTATACCGATTGGCTTCGCGTAAACCTTTGTATATGATTAAAAAATCCTAAGAATATGAATAAACAGAATTTCAAAAATGGCAATGCAATGTTTCCGATCAGCACGGACGCATTGGAATTTATGCAAGAGCAAAATTGCTTGGTCGCTCGCCTTACTGAGTTGGCAGGTCCTTATGTGATCATATCTCAACCTGCAAATGGCAAAGCAGGTTTGTGCGTCTTTGATGGGGAATTACTACCATTATCGGGAGATGCAGCCGCTACGCATATCGGTGTGACAGAAGTTAAAACGGACATTACAGCTCATGGTACCACATATAGGGATGCACGTGTTACGCGCGAAGCGGTGTATGGTACCAGTGGTGCACCTGCAAGTTCTTTTGTCGTATTAGACAATATGTCTGCACTCAAATCTGCCATTGCAAATCTTACTACAGCACTCAATACAGAGGGGACAACCCGCGCAAGGCATGACATTCCCAAAGGAACAGTCATCGATTGGTATGGTACTATTGTTGTTTCAAATATGCCAGATAGCTTCTTGCCTTGTGGTAAAATTGTTGTTGGCAGTTTAGATCAAGTGCACACCGAACAAACATTGTGGCAAAATAAAATGCACGGAGGGCTTGAATTTGCTGAAGGTTACAACGGAAATGGATACTATTACCGCATAAAATCATGGAATGGCTATACTATCCCTGATTTAACAGATCGCTTCATCGTTCAAGCAGGTGGTGAATATTCTTTAGGTAAGACAGGTGGAGAAAAAGAGCATAAATTAACTGTGAGAGAGATGCCGAGTCACTCACATGAAGTCACTGCGTATGTTTCGGGTAGTAATGGGTATGATAAATTTGGTATCATATCTGACCGTGATGTGACGACACCTAAAACATATACTCCGTTATCTGAAACGGGAGGAAACATCGCACACGAAAACCGTCCGCCATTCTTCGCTCTCTACAAACTAATCAAAGTGATTTAATAACCTTTTAATCGGTGTTTAACTATGGATAAACCTACATTAAAATTATGGTTCCAACGAGGAAAAAAACCAACAGCTGCGCAGTTCGCAGCACTCATTGATTCATTCTTCCACAAGGATGACAAAATCCCTCAATCGTCCATCAATGGTTTGTCAGCTGCGTTAGCTGCTAAGGCTGCTACAAAACACACCCACGAACTCAGCGACATCACCGACCTATCGGCTTTTGAGCAAGACATCAGCAATCAACTATCTAACAAAGCCACAAAGGACCATACTCACTCCTTTGCCGATGTGCATGGTCTTGACGAAGCACTCAACAACCGTCCTCACGCCTACACCCTCGATTTTGGTACCGGTGGTGAAATGGTGCAGGATGTTGCTGTATTGGGTGCTGGTACCATTGTCAAGGTCATCACTCGCAATGTTGCACGCCTGTTCGTGACCAACTCATCCAATGTGCGCACCGAAATCACGAGCTCTGAGCCATCAATCTCTGTAGCTGATGGTGATGTGCTTATATGGGAGATCCAACGCGCCACAGACGACGAATTGGCGTGTGTCGGTGTCAAGTTCCAACTCAATGCAACTGAATAAAACAAATATACTATGCTAATCGAAGTTAAGAAAGGGGTGTTCTGGGACACGGAAGCCCAAACACAAAGTCAAGAGGCATACGCATGGATGCGTGAACAGAACCTTGCTCGCATGGCAATGTCAGCCACCAGCGACAAGAATATGATCGCACCAGAATTAGACCTCAACAAGCGCCCTATCAAATGGGTCATTGAGCACGAGACTTGCATTGTCGAAATCGTGCGTGAGTATGTGCAGCCCATAGGACCGTCCTGGGCAATGAAAAAGGATCATATAACAGTAACCTCTAAACTGCAATAATCATGGCTACAGACTTAATGAGATGGCGCACAGCGCCTACTGGCACAGAAGGTACTTCTACTGTTTATGCAGATAGCCGTTTTGGATCCGACCTCTTTGGAACAGGCACACGCGCTAACCCATACCAATCTTTGGGCAAAGCTTACCGCGCCACATCGAGCCGCCCGGCTCGCATTATTTGTCGCGGTCGTTTTTCCGAGATGTTGGCGGACGGCAACCACGCATGCGAAATCAGCGGTGACTACTATGGTGCAGCAACCTTTGACGGCGCAGGTTACTATTTGATTTATGGCTTCACCCATAACAAGCTGATAATCGTAAATACTGGTGTTGGTACTTATGATCTCGCCGTGCACACCGGCTCCGCAGCGTTTGCTGGTGTTGGCCGTGCTAACAATGCGAGCAATGTGGGCAATGCTAACAATGTCAACGGGGTCGCCGGCTCAAATACTTTTTTAGAATCTCGTCAAGTTCTACGATCTTTGC